TAGTCGTTCTCTAATTCTTTTAGGTAACTGAATAGGCTTTGCTTATCTCTATTGTCTTTTATTACAAACTTCATTACTCGGTCTTGCTTCTTATCTTTTCTGTTGCTCCTTCCCATAGCTTATCTCGTTTCATACTTAAAGTAGGCTCTGTTCTTTTAAGGCTAGGCATACCGTCTGTTGGTTTGCTATCCATCCATTTTCCACAACTGCATTGAGCTTCTTTGCATACCCATTTCTTATCCCTTAAGACTATTGTAGCTTTGCCAACTTCTTTTTCTTCTTTACCACATTCGCAACTGTATAAAGTCATAATATCTTTAATTGTTTTTCCTGCTTGTTTATTCTTTCTGTTGCTATTTTAAAATACTTCTCATCTTGTTCAATTCCTATAAAATTACGGTTTGTATTCTTACAAGCCACGCCTGTACTTCCTGAGCCCATAGTTAAATCAACTACTAAATCATTTTCATTACTAAAAGTTTTAATTAAATCTTCTAATAACAATACAGGTTTTTGAGTTGGGTGGTGTCCGTCATAGTCTTTTTTATATTTTAATATATTGCTTTTGTATTTTTTACCTTCCCATAAATTAAAGGTGCTTAAATTACATTTATTCTCTTCAAACAACTTATTGTAGTCTTTACTAAAATATCCCGTTTTTTGTAATTTTAAATACATTTCTTTTGTTGGCATTTCCCATTGGGAAGTTCCAAAATATCTTTTAGCAATTAAATCGCTTTTTCTTATTCCTGTTAAAAATTCATTAAGGTCGGTAAGTGTTAATTTACTTTGTTTCTTTTCCTTTATTAAGTAATCCCTAACTATATTTTTGTCACCACAATCCGCTTTGCTAAATACTAAAATATCTTCGTAAAAATTAACGCAAGCCTTTTTAGAAAATAACATGTTTCCACTACTGTCTTTCTGCCAAATCAACCTTTGACTAAATGGCAAACTCGGTATTTCTTTTATTTTTAATTCACTTGTAAAGGGTTCTTGGCAAAATAAAACCATCTTTCCGTTCTTACGCAAAATACGGTTTGATAATTTATAAATCTTTTCAGTGTCAACCACTACATCCCAACTTGTGTTCTTATACAAATCCTTTACAGTTCCATAAGGTAAATCGGTCAATATTAAATCAACAGAACCGCTTTCTATTTTATCGCTTTCTACTAAGCAATCACCTTTATACAGCGTCATTATGTAATCTGTCTAGTTCAAAGTGTAAGTGATTAATTGCTTTCTGTATATCTTGTTCAGCAGGGTTACCTTCTTTTTTACCTGCTCTTAATAAATAACTGATTGCAGTTCCTATGTTGTAGCTATCAGGTTGGAAGTCCTCNACTACTTTTCTTGCTGAGTAACCGTACTTCTTTCCTGAGTAATAACTTGGTTCAGGAGTTGATTTGTAATCTACTTCAATATGTGGCATAGTTTCTATGTTTTTAATTAGTTTATCGTTCTGTGTCATTTTCTAAAAGTTTTAAAAGTTGGTGCGGTGTATATATTCTGCTGTCTCCGTCATAGTTTTCAAAGATACAAGTAAAGTTATCGTTCTCCCAAGTCCAAAGACTTCTGACGTTATTTTTAATATGACTGTTTAATACCCATTTAATTGTTTTATATGTTCTTTTCATATCTATTGTTTTAGTTTAAAATACGCTAAGGGTTCACAAAAAAAATAAGAAAATAACTGCATTGTTATTTAAGTTAAATTTAGCCCTTAGCATATTCTTTATATAGTTTTTTTATTCCATCAAAGCAAGTTGAAATACACGAACCACAATTTGTTCTATGACTGTAGTTAGTATTGTATATTGTATTGTATGTTTCAATCATTCTCTTTTTAGCTGCTTGGTCTTTTGCTCTACCTGTTTTTAAGTCTTTCCACATATCTAAAATTTCATCTACTATTTCCTGTGGTAAACTTTCAGGAGTTTCTATCTCTGTTGTCTTTTCCCACTTCTTTTGACTACACCCCATTGGTGCAAGTCTTGCTTTAATCTTCATAAAACAGCCACAGTCCTTACAAGTTCCTGTAGGTTTAAAATAATAAATACAAGACTTACAAATAGTAATCCTATCTTCATAGACTTCATTAGGCACAAAGAACTTATTCATATTATGAAGGCCATATAATTACAAGATTATTCATTCAATTCCTTTTTAAGTATATCTCTTACCTTATCTATTGTAGTAAATAAACTGTTTCTGCTTATTCCTGTTTTCTTAGCTAGGCTATCTAAAGTTTCTCCTGAGTAGTAAAGCTCAAATATCTTTTTATCGTACCAAGTTTGTTTATCTAAAACACAGTCAATTTCTTCAAGCCTTTCCCATTTGTAATTATCTTCTATTTCTTCAGGTAAGTTGTATATACTTTTATGAAAAGCGTTCTGACTGCTTGAAGCTGTATAAACCCCTACTAAATTAGTGTAGTATTTTTTATACTTATAATAAAAAGGACTTCTTACACTTGTTAAGCTTCTTCTTAATACTACTGCACCATAACCTTTTATTCCTTTGATACCATCTTTTTCATAAACGCCCTGTAAAGTCTGAGGGTTCATCTGAAGGAAGTATATCATAAGTTCCTGTACTGCGTCATTAATAGCTTCTTCATCTTGCGTTATACCGTAACACATATTTCTAAAGAAAGAACTTAGCTTAGATATTTCTGCGTATATATCAGTCATTTATTTGTTCTAAAGCGTCAATTTTATCTACTACTTCAAATACCATTTCACTTAAAACTACTTTGTAAGCTCTTATTATTGAAGCGTTTGTTTTAGTTTCAATACCTGCAAAAAAACCATTAGTAGCTACTGATAAGTTTATTGGTATTATCATTAACCAATCGTACCAATTATTTTCTCTTGCTCCTTTACCGTAGTTGTTATGATATTCCAAAATAGTTTCTACTACATCTAAAAAATTATTGTATTTTGTTTTTGAACTTACATCTTTTGCAAACTCATTACACATAGCTATATAGGTTTCAATTATGTTCTTGTGTTCCTCACTTGCGTAAATTGGTTCTATCATACGCCAAAGATATAAAAATTGTTATTCAATTCCTTTTTCTTTTTTTAACTTTTCAACAAGTGATTTGTAATAACTTATTTTTTCTTCATATTCTACACGACTTATCTTTAAAGTTGTTCTAGCTAAGTGTTGTAATTCCTCAGCCTTGCCTTCTCCATACTTCCCATCTAATGCTAACGAGAATTTATACTGTTCACCCCAAGCATAGACATTACACTTAACACATTGCACCTGACAATTCTCCTCATCAAATCTTGTAGATAAATGCTTCCTACTTTGAAAGTGTCCGTTCTGCATACCTTCTTTGTAGTGTCTAACTATTCCACAAGTAAAGCATTGGCACATTCCATATTCATTAGCTTCTCTAAGTCTGATGTAAAGACTGAACCACTTGTCAAGTTCCTTTTTTAATTTACTGATTGTCTTTTTCATTAAAACATTTGTATTTGTTGTTGGTGTCTTTTAAGTCTTTGCATAGCTGCTTTAAAATATTCTTTGTCAAGTTCGCAAGCTGTTAAATCATATTTAAGGTTATGACAGGCTATTGCTATACTACCGCTTCCTAAGTGAGTGTCGAGTATCTTATCTCCTTCTTTTGCGTAATTCATCAAAAGCCATTCATATAATTTAATAGGTTTCTCTGTTGGGTGTATTGTGTTTTGACTTATTAAAACAGCTCTATTTTTTATATATACTCTTGTTGGTTTTTGAAAACTGCTATAAGCTAATTCACAGTCTGACATTGTTAAGCCGTACTGCGCCTTATCCCATACAACCCAACCCTTTGTTCCTTTGTTCAAATGCTCTACAAAATAATTAGCTCCCCAAATAATTTGATTTTTGCTAACTCTAAATAATTGCTTAAAATATTGTTTAGTAGGTATTTCGTTATCCCAATCTTTTTCCTTATGATATTTTCTGTCTGATTTCTTTCCGTTCTTTTGTTCCTTTTGCCCACTTATACCTATACCATAAGGAGGGTCTACTATCGCTAAGTCAAAGTGATTGTCTTTATACCTAGCCATCAACTCCATATTACATTCGTTAGTTATTTTCATAATCTTATTAAGTTTTTGATTAATACTTT